AATCATTTACATATGATGATATATTATATTTACCTAAAGTCGACATTAGTTAGCCACCGTTGTATAATCGATACCAGCAGTTGTACCACCAGTAGCCATAGTATCTATTTCTCCTGTTATCGTTGCGGTTGAGGTATTAATAGTTAGTAGTTCATTTCTTGTAGGTGATACATCAGAAGATGCCGGCTTAACCGTAACATTAATAGTAGTTGAACCTGTAGGTAATGCTGTTGGAGCAAAACTATTTAATGTTATAGTCCCAGCTTCTTCATTAACATCACCAATATTTGTATCTAATACTAAATTAGCTGTATCAACTATTTGAATAATTCGTGTATCACTTGAACTATCATAAAAATCTTTAAGTTGGGCGTCAACACCACTAAATGTAAATATGGTTGAGGTTACATAAGAACCTGTAGTTCCTGTAGTAGCATCTATATCGGTTAGTGCTTGATTAAATTTAAGTGTATATTTAGTTGATGTACTAAGCACTGGTGTAATCTTTTTAGTCATCTTAATACGAGTGATATTAGATAGAATAGCAATATTAGTATCGTCTATCTTTTTAAGAACATTTGAGTCTCTATATACTCCACCAAAACTCTTTAACGTATCATTATTATATGTCACAAGCGTATTCCTTATTGAGGTTGCAAGACCAGATGCTGTAACTGTAGCAAGGTTAGGATTATACTTGAAGTAAACTTCTAAGTCTATATAGGTGTATTCTGGGTCGACAAGAACCGGAGTGATGGATACAACATTTTTTGGCTTAAGGATGTTTGTCTTTATTGTTGCTTTTTGAGTATCAGTTAATACTTCAGCAGACAATGGCTTAATGCTTATGTATACCTTACCATAGTCTGGTACATCATGGTCTTCACCACCCCATACTTGAACAGCTTCAATGTCGGCAAATTCATTTTTAATAATAGCTTTATAATCATCGGGCGTAACAGCTCTATTTTGAGATACATGAGATAATGGTGCATTAAACTTGATAGCTTCTTTAGTTTCTCTTGCAGCACCACCAGTAGCTTTAGTTACGAGTGTGACTGTCTCATCTGTATTAGTATTAAGTGAATCTGTCATGGTAAATACAGTAGCGCCATTGACGTCAGTACCAGAAGCTATCTTAGAGTATTCAATCACAATAGAATTTCCATTTCCTGGTCTCTTACCAATGATATTATCACCAAACTTAACTTCATAGTATCCGTCTCTACCTTCTTCTAAAAAGAATACTTCACTTGTACCGTCTAAATCTACTACGTTACTATTTAAAGTATAAACTTTAGATGCAGTTGTAGAAGCGGAATCTATTACAGTAACTTTAATAGACTTAGTATTTATATTAATATTAGGAATTAAATATTGTTCAAATGTATTATTTTGATATGTATATGATATGCTTGTTAACGTACCCTGTTCAATTGCAATGTTTAAGAAATTCCAACCAGTAGATGAATCAAAGTTTATTGTAGATGTTACTGAAGCAAACATTGGATATGTAACACCATCAATACTAGTAGAAAACTTAGTACCTCTTTCCATAGTTAATGGGAGTGGATCGTTATTTGCATCATGATTCCATAAAGGAGTTTCTGTATCATCATAATTCATCTTAACATTTATATAAGCAATTGAAGGAGAAATAGACCTTGGTGTATATCCTAATAGTTTAGCATGACTAACTACTGAACTTCGTAATTGAGCTGTGTCTAAAAATGTTTCATTAAGCGCAAAGTTTGCATTCATAGAGTTTATGTGCGTTATGTAACTTAATACGTCAATGATGGTTGCCATTGCAGAGCCATCATAATTATAATCGTTGAAGGTCGTATCTGTCGCCTTCATATATGCAACTATGTTTGTCTTTATCTGATCAAAGTCTAGTTCACTTGCTGAAATTCTGCGTTCTATTGCCATTATCGTAATCTCTCTATTGTGGTTGCTATATTTACTATTTCATTACTTGATTTAACTCTACCAGTAACTGTAATGTATATTTCATTCTCATCAGCCTTAGCTTGAATGTTTGTATTAAGTACTTCTATTCTTGGTTCCCAATTTTTTAAAGCTGTATTAATAGATGTAGACATATTTGCTGCTGTTATATTTGACATATTTTCAAATAAATATGCTCTTAAGTTAGCACCAAAGTTCCAATTAAATGGTCTCTCTCCATGATTCGTTCTTAATATATTTAATACACTTTGAATTATTGAAGCATTATCTTTCTTTATCCCAACATCATTAGTATTAGGATTTTGTTTAAAGGTAAAATCCAAATCTTTATAAGTTGTTTGTCGTGCTATCGTTGCCATATATCTTATTTATACTATTTAGGTGGACCAGTGTCAACAGTTGGTGAATCAAAATCATCATGAACATGGGTATTAACTATAACATCTTCTCTTGACAATTTTAATTCTTTGGTTATATCAACATCACCATCTAATTTTATTAAGCCTTCACTTGTTATTGTAGTAGTACCTTCAGTATTAACAGTTATGTCACCCGTGCTTGTTAAGTTACTTGTACCAGTAACATTTGCATCAAGACTACCTGCTACAGCAATATCTACATCACCACTTACAACAATTTTAACATTACCTCTAACTTCAAGTGTATCATGCCCCATTACTAACTGATAATTATCTCTTACAATAGTTTCATTCTTTGTACCATTTGGATCTATCTCATATCTTGTTCCACTCTTATGTCTTTCTGTTATACGTTCTACTCCTGGAGTATCATCATACTCTTTAACATGACCACTCTCTGTTTCAAATACATTATTATATGGATATACTGGAGCATATGTACTAGGGGGTTGATACAAACCAGTAGGGTCTTCTGTATTTGGGTCTGCTCCAGCTCTTACTCTAATATTATTATCTTCTGTACCATCAGTCTTTGTAGGAAGAGAACCCATCACCATAAACTCTTGTTGTGCTGGATCTTTAAATATACCACAAACTAATGAACCAACTAATAAATTTACTGAATGTCCTACACCACTTTTAGCTGGTGTATTTGCAGGCATCATAACCTCTGACCATGCAAGGTCTTTTTCTTTTATATTATACTCATCACCTTGCCTATTATCATGTGACCCATATACACGAACTCTAACTCTTCCGAGTTTTAAAGGGTCTGTTACATTTTCTACTATTCCAAATAACATTATTCTAAACCCTCTCTTACTAATCCTATATTTTGTGAATATTGCATTATACCATCATCCATAATATACCTATGATTAATATTAGCAATTAAATATGTTCCATCTGTTTTTGTTATTGATACCTGCCCTCCACCCTGTGCAACATTAATAATCATTCCACATCCTACACCAGGAATAGCTACAACATTAGAGGCCATCAATGTTGTATTAAATAATCTATACTTCATATTTCTTATTATCTCTTCAGATACTAAACTTTCTGGGTCAAATAATGATTTTTGTGGATAGCTTGTTATTTGTCCAGCTGGTCCATCTGCTTTTTCAATATTACTATATAAATTTTTGCTAAGTTTCATTTTTGTTATTTCAACATCAGTTGTTTCCATTGGTGGAAGAACTTTATTTGTTGTTTCAGAAACATTAACCTCTGTAATTTTTTGTCCCCACATACCACCTGATAATTTTCCTATAAAATTTTTATTATAATCTGGCATAGCAAATGACATGGTAGACCCTATAGTTGATGAAACACCAGTAGTATTATCTAATGTCATCTCATCAGAATGTATTTGAAAATTATCATAATGAGCACTCAAAAATTTATTATTTTGCATAGTATCTATAGATGTAAATCGTGTCATACCTTGATCTATTAATCTTTGATATAAAAACATTGGAGTATTATTTTTATCATGTGCAGTATTTACTACAGTTCTTATAGCATCTCTTGCAGAAATATTAGGTACAATATATTTTCCTTTAGAAGATGTTTCAGAATCAAGTACTAATATAATTTTTTCACCATGAGTTTCTTTCCATAAAGCAGTAAGTATATCATTTGATGTTCCACTATAAGAATTACAAATTCGTGCTGTAGCTTCATTCATATTATTTATTGAAACTAAATTAACATTATATGATTTACCCTGTTTATTAATAACTTGGTCAGTAACACCATCAACATATAAAATTATTTCTATTGGAACATCAAAATAACTATAAATTATTCTAACACTAGTTAAAGCTAATCCTCTAAAAAATAGGTCAAAGAAATTAAGCTTATCTTCAACATGTATTGTTCCTTTAATATTACCATGAATACTTTCATATAGTGACATTGATGTGACCAACGCGCTTATATCTGTATTGTCTATATAGATTTCTAAATTATCTATATTAAACATTATGCACCCATTGCTGTAATAAATTTACGTGCAACTTCCTTTATATTATGAGGCTTTATTATTTTTAAATTTCTATTCTGTTCTGTTACAGCAGACTCATAATCAATATAAGTAAATCCTGTTGTACCAGCTGCACGTCTTGGTACCCATTCACCAGTTGAATCATCTGTATGATGATGAGGAGCATAAGCTTGTGATTTAACAAAATTACATGCAATAGAATCTGAAGAATTAAGACCAGTAACAGTTTCACCAGTTATAGTAAATGTACCCGATGTCTTTTCGATAACAAGGTAACCCATGTTAACGTGTATCTCTTTAAGGATGCCAACTGCAGATGATACTGAACCAGTAACGGTCTCACCTAAAATAAACTTATTATTTAAATCATCATCGGTATCGGCTGCAAGGTATTGATATTTCTCTATACAATATTCTACTAACTGAGAATACTTCATTGGCCAATCATCCCATATATTTTTTATTTGTGGATTAAGTAATAAGAATGTCCAATGATAGTGTGGTGCACCATATAATCGTTGACTTAAATGATCAGGTCTTTCACCATCAATAACTTCTACAGTTTGATAATATGCAGCATTATCAATTAATGAATTTTTAATTTTTGCTTTTGCTGTTAAATTTTTTAATCTATCAAAATTACCAGAACCATCTACATCTATTGTTACATTATTTATATTTTTAAAATACATATTAGTATCCTGCCTCTACATCATGTGAATAAAGTGGTGCCATTTCTTTAAGTCCTACACTTAAACCAATTTCTACAGGTGCATTATTTTCACGAAAGAATGAAGATGCATTTGGATTATATGTAACGTTAACCGATTCAATAACACAAGGAGGTAATTGAATCATTTCCATATATTTTGATCCTGCTCCATGAAATGATACAATAACATGGTCAGGTACTGTTACAATCATTTTATTATCTTTTTTTGCATGTGCAGATTTTCTAAACATTTTAATAAGACCAGTTGCATGTTTTGATTCACCTACAGAGTCTGGTAAAATAGTCCAATTAAATGTAAAGGTTCTTAATGCAGTTGAATTATATAATAAAATTTCATTAGGGTTAGCAATTTTACCACTACCTCTTTGTAATTCTGTTTGAACTACACTAGCAAGTCCAGCACCAGCAAGAGCTGACATCATACTAGTACTACTACCAGGTAGAAATTTTCCTCCAAGATAACCAGCTAAAGCTAAAGATGTTGGACTTGTTAATGTTACTGGATTAAATATATCTGAGGCAGTTTTTGGATTAAATAAAGTTTCTGCAAAGGCACCCATTTTTCTTGAATCATCATTATAAACCATCTGATCGTTTATTTGAATATCTGTTGGCATATATAATGCAATTGAACCCATATATTTTCTATTTACGAGAGTACCAATACTTTGAGCCCATTCTTTTATTTTATTAAATATTCTTTCAGCTAACTTACCAGCCTCCGATTCTGAAACGCTATCAGCAACTCCAACTTTTGTATTTGACAAATCTATAGCTTTCTCACCAAGAGCTTCTGACGCATTGCCATGAAATTCTACAACATTATCAAAACCTGTTTTAAGATTTCCACCCCATAGTGTTGCAGCTTTTTCTTGAACAAATTGAGCTGTTCCTTTACCAAAATCATCATTGTCAACTCTCATAAATTCAAACATAACATATGGTTCATTTACAAATGAATCTATCTTGTCCATACGAAGTTTGGCATATTCACTAGTTGCATTACTATTAAAGTTTATATCATCTGCACCGCCATCACTACCAACAGTTTCTGGATATCTCCAATGTTCAAATTT